ATCAGCGATATGATCAGGATGGCAATACAGCAACAAGTGACCGGCGTTTTAGCTGGTGCGCTTGGTGGTGTATTTGGCGGTATATTTGGCGGCGGCGGGGGCATCAGCGGCGGTGCTGGCACTGCTGGTGTGTATTACCCTGCACCCCGCGCAATGGGCGGTCAGGTCAATAAAAACACGCCTTATATGGTCGGCGAACGTGGCCGCGAATTGTTTGTGCCGAACCAGTCTGGAAGCATCGTGCCAAACAACCAGATTGGCGGCGGTGTTACAATAAATCAAAACATTAATGTATCGACCGGCGTGCAACAGACGGTGCGTGCGGAAATGACGAATATGTTGCCGCAAATCGCACAAGCAGCGAAAGGCGCGGTATTGGACGCAAAGCGGCGCGGCGGTTCATTTAGCGCGGCATTTGGGGTGTAATTATGGCGATCACTTACCCACTATCGACCCCAACAAACACAAACGTAGCCACAGTCAGTCTGACCGCAGTCAACACTGTTGGCGTTACGACATCACCATACAATTATAAGCTAACGGTTTACCGCCACCAAGGTCAACGCTGGGAAGCTGACATAAATTTGCCACTAATGAAACGCGCAGATGCCGAACAATGGATCACATTTTTTATGAAGCAATATGGCGGGTTTGGCACGTTTTTGCTTGGCGATCCGAATGCCGCAACACCGCGCGGCAGTGCGGCGTCAGCGGCTGGCACGCCGGTCGTGAACGGTGCAAGCCAGACAGGTGACGAACTGGCCATAGACGGGCTTCCAGCGTCTGCCACAGGCTATCTGCTGGCGGGTGATTATATTCAACTAGGTAGCAGCGGCACTGCACAGCTTTACAAAGTGCTAGATGATGTCAACAGCAACGCATCTGGTGAAGCTACATTGACGATTTGGCCTGATCTGCGGTCGTCACCGGCTGATGGCGCAACAGTTGTCGTCACTGATGCAAAAGGCGTTTTTCGGTTATCAACACCCACGCACAATTGGAATATTGACACAGCCGGTTTCTATTCAATGGCATTCGGTGCAGTTGAGGCGTTGTAAATGGCTAGATCGATTGGCACTAACTTTGAAGCTGAATTGGCGGCTGGTGAAGTTCAGCCGTTTTTTGCTGTGCGTATGGATTTTGATGGCGGTCTTGTTACGGTCTGGAATGGCTACGGTGACATCACGATTGACAGTGAAACATATGTGGGGTCTGCCAGTTATCTTAATTTAAGCGAAATTGCAGAGACAAGCCAAGTGCAAGCTAATGGCGTGAATATTACGTTATCTGGTTTAGACAGTAGTTTGGTATCTGCCGCGTTGTCAGAAAACTATCAAGGCAGATCGTTAAAAGTGTTTTTTGGCTTTTTGAATGACAGCGGTGCGATCATAGACACACCATATACAATGTTCAGCGGTCGTATGGATGTGATGACCATCGAAGATGCTGGCGCAACAGCTAACATCAACGTCAGCGCAGAAAGTAGATTGATTGATTTAGATCGCAGCCGGACTAGACGTTACACAAGCGAAGATCAAAAAATTGATTACCCAAGCGACAAGGGTTTGGAAATGGTCGCCAGCTTGCAAGATAAACAGATCACTTGGGGCAGTTAGATGAGCTTTTTTAAAAGTTTCGTGAAAGCAATAACAAACCCCGTGACGCTGATCACTGCGGCGGCAACAGTTGGCCTGACCTATGCAACAGGCGGCACAATACTTGGGCTGACTGCATTGCAAGCATTTGGCGTTTCGGCAGCAGCGACCGCTGCGCTTAGTGTTGCCAGCCAAGCACTGGCACCGAAGCCAGAAATACCAAGTTATTCGTATTCGCTTGGCGATTTTCAACAAAACGGCATAAAGCGCACACAAAACATTAAACAGCCAGTACAGCCACGGAATGTCATTTATGGCACTGTTCGTGTTGGTGGCACCATTGTGTTTATTGAAACCACAAACGATGACAAATTTTTGCATATGGTTCTGGCGGTTGCGTCGCACGAAATAGAAAGCCACGGCAGATTTTATTTAAATGAAAAGTTTGTATCTGCGCCATCTGCCGGTGAAACGCTTGGCGCGGTCATTACGGCACCCTATAATGGAAACAAGGTCAAAATAGCTAAAAAGACTGGCACAACAACGCAAACCGCATATAGCGATCTGGTATCAGCAAGCAGCAAATGGACAAGCAACCATCGGCTGCAAGGTATTGCATCAGTCTATGTCAGATTTGAATATGACCGCGATGTGTTCCCGACCGGCTTGCCAAATGTGTCAATGCAAGTATCTGGCAAAAAGCTGTATGACCCGCGCGATGGTACAACTGCTTTTTCATCAAACCCTGCGTTGGCAATACGCGACTATCTGACTAATGACACATATGGGTTTGGTGCGGATAGCACAGAAATCGATGATGATAGCTTTGAAACTGCGGCTGACATTTGTGATGAACAGATAACGTTATCCGGCGGCGGCACGCAAAATCGTTATGAAATACACGGCAGCTTCAACACCAATCAAAGCCCGAAACAGGTATTAGAACAGCTTTTGACAAGTTGCGGCGGCACTATTCATTTCGCAAACGGAAAATTTTATTTGAAGGTCGCCAAATATGTTGCGCCAACAATTACGCTTGATGAAAATGATTTGCGCGGGGCTATATCCCTGCAAACGCGGCGCAGCGCACGCGACAACTACAATGCGGTAAAAGGTGTGTTTGCACCGGCATCAACAAGTGCGGATGGCCGGTTTTACACGCCAACTGATTATCCTGCATATATTTCAAGCGCGTTTGTCACCGAAGATGGCGGCGAAACCAAGTTTTTAGATTATGATCTGCCATTTACGACTGATCCAGCTATGGCGCAACGCTTGGCAAAGATTGCGCTTTTCCGCAACCGGCAACAGATCACAATGACAATGCCTTGCACCATATCAGCATTCAAGCTGTCGGTCGGTGACACAGTTATGGTGACAAATGACCGGCTTGGTTTTAGTAGCAAGGTGTTTGAGGTCAGCGAATGGTCGTTAGCGGTTGATGTTGGTGCGAATGATCAGCCGGTCATCGGTGTCGATTTGACATTGCGTGAACTAAACAGCGCGGTGTTTGATTGGGATGCCGAAGAACAAACATTTGCGTTTGACAATACAAACTTGCCAGACCCGTTCACGCTGCCCGCTCCTACGGTGACAACATCTGAAGATATTGATTTGGTTAATCAGCAGCCAGTGTCAGTCATTACAGTCACGGCATCAAGCACAAATCCACTGACGGTTAATTTTGAAGCTGAATATAAAGAAAGCACAGATAGCACATATATATCTGTTGGCTATTCATCCAGCGGCACTTTTACAATACCTAATGTTAAAACCAACACAGTTTATGATATTCGCGTGCGCGGTATTGGAACGCTTGCCAGATCACCATTTACTGATGTGCAACATACAGTCACGGGCAAAGCCACTGATCCATCTGATGTCACCAATTTCAGCGTCAATATCGTTGGCCAGCAAGCCGATCTGACGTGGACGCCGGTTACAGATGATGATCTGTCGCATTACATCATTCGGCATTCACCGCTGACGACCGGCGCAACATACAACAACACCCGCGCCATTGTTAAAAAGGTGTCACGACCTGCAAACAGCGTGACAGTACCAGCAATGACTGGCACATATTTCTGTAAGGCAGTCGACAAATTTGGCAAAGTGTCACAGAACGCGGCAAGCAGTGTGGCACTTGTTGATGCGATTGCTGGCTTTAATTTTGTTGATGAGGTCGTTGAGCAAACCGCATTTGCTGGCACAAAAACAGATGTTGTGGTCGTTAATGATAAGTTACAGCTAGACACCAGCATTTTGTTTGATAGTGCAACCGGCAATTTTGATGATGCCACTGGCTTGTTTGATGGCGGTGGCGGGTTTGTTGCATCAACCGGCACATATGATTTTGCTAATTATATCGATTTGACCGCGACATATACCGGCACAGTCAATGCAAATCTAAAGGTGTCACAACTATCACAACACGGCGGCACGCCGACAAGCGGTGCAACAGACGTTGACCTATTTGTTAGCACGACCACAGATGATCCGGCTGGATCGCCAACTTGGACAGCATACCGGCCATTCATTGTTGGCAGTTACACCGCACGCGCTTTGCGGTTTAAGGCTGAACTATCAACAGATGAGAGCGATGAAACGCCAGCCATTGAAGAGTTAGAGGCATCTGTGCAGCTACCGACCCGCACTGAAAGCGACAATGATATACAGTCTGGAACTGGTGCAAAAGCAATCACGTTCACAACACCATTTAAAACGCTGCTGGCGGTGTCTATATCGGTCGGGGATATGCAAAGCGGCGACTATTATGCTATAACAAGTAAATCAGCAACCGGCTTCACTATCAATTTTTATGATAGCAGCGACACAGGTGTTGACCGGCTGTTTGATTACGTTGCAACGGGGTTCTAAATGGCACAGCACGATTATGTAATAGACAATCAGACGTTTCCGAACACGCGCACAGATATAAATAATGCGCTGGCGGCTGTTGTTAGCACAAATGCCGGTGCAACCGCGCCGACAAGCACATACGCATATCAGCTTTGGTATGACACCGGCAACGATGAATTGAAAATGAGAAACGCAAATGATGATGCGTGGATCACCTTGTTTTTATTTGATCAAGTTGCAGATACAGCAGAAACAGCGGCTGGTGGCGGTGCTGGTTATTTTGATGGCGAGAATGGCGCAACTGGCGACACGACCAATGGCAAGGGCGACATTTTTCGCGTCCACGAACAACAGCTTGACACAGATGTGACGATTGCGGCTGGTGACAATGCTGGCGCGTTTTTCAGCTTAACAGTGGCGACCGGCGTAACGCTGACAGTCAACGGCAACTTGGTGGTGGCGTAAATGAGCGAGTTAAGAGCAGACACAATCACAGCAAGTGATGGCACCAGTCCAGTCACGCTGACTAAGCAGAGTGCGGCGAAGGTTTATTCTCTTTGGGATATGGCAGACTTGTCTGGAACTGGTGGCACTACAGGCATTGATACATCTTTTGGCGTAAGTTCAATGGACGATAATGGTGCAGGTGATTTTGATATTAATTTTATCAACAGCTTTTCTTCCGTTAATTATGTCGCAACTTCAGCTACCCGTTCAGGAGCAAGACGAGTTTTGACAAGAGAAGTTGCCACAGCATCTTATATGCAAGGTTTGACAAGAAATGATTCCAATGCAAACTCTGATGCTACGGGTTGTTCAGTAACAATACACGGAGACTTAGCCTGATGTCTGAAATCAAAGTAGATACCCTCACAGGCAAGACCACTGCTAATGACATCACTGTGACGGTTGGTGCTACTGCTACGCAGTCTCTGGAACAGGGGTTGGCGAAGGCGTGGATTCGTGGCACATATAGTGGCGGCACACCATCTGACAGCAACAGTTTTGCTGTTAGCAGTTTAGTAGATAGCGGAACTGGGTGGGTGATTATAAACGTGGCTCATTCTTTTGACATCGCCAGCTACGCAATCAATTTAAACACACACCAATCTGCTAATGTTGATGCGTCTCAAAACGTAATTATTAATTCGGCATCACAGGCAGATATTAGATTTTATGAATCTAGCACGGTTTTAACAGACCCATCGAGTTTTTATTGTAGTATCCACGGAGATTTAGCATAATGGCTGGTAAAATTGTAGCAGATACGCTGGAACACAGCACCGCAGGGGCGGTTGATACAAATCATCTTGTGGAATCTATTCCTAAAGCGCATATCAAATCTAATGTTCTTGCCACAGGTGCTACTTCAAATCAAAGTTCTTTCCTAATCTCATCAATTACTGACGAAGGTTTAGGAGATGCAGACATCAATTTTACAAATGCTTTCGCAAATGATGGATATACAGCAATCGGAACTGTAACAGGTATATATGTTGGCGCATCTGTTACCACGCATATGACTAGCACTACTTCATCAAAAGATGATATTCGTATTTATAGAACTGCTTATTTGGACGCACCAATTTCTTATATTGCTATTGGGGAACTTGCCTGATGAACACACCAGAGTTTCAAGGCACACACTTGTTTGACCGTCTGTGCTGGGCAAAGGAAAACCTAGACGGTGTGCAGTCAGACTATCGTGTTGTTTATGAAGACAGCATTGATGAGTGCGCCAAGGTGCTTGTGCCAGACCCGAACTTTTGCTCTGCTTTTTTGCAGGGCGGGATATTGCCGCCGGTCTGGGTTTACTGGGAACTAGCAAAAGATGAAGCACAACCAGATTTCAAAAAGCACACACGCGGTTATTTACTGCACGAAACACAGCCGATTGAAGCTGGCACAATGGAACAGTGCATTGAATATTTGATAATGAAAGACATACCGCAACACATTTGGCAGACGTGGGATAGCGGTAACAAGCCCAAAATGGTAATATGCCACAAAGATCAACTGCCAAGCACGCGCGAATGGCGTAATGCGTGGAAAATTAAAGATGATTTAACTACTGACAAACTGGCCGCATAGGGGACTAAAATGCCTGTAACAACTTACATTGTTGACCGCGATGGCAACCAAATCGATGCAAGCACTGCAACAGTGCCAGCAAGCCGCGATTTTCGTGGCGCGTGGGTGTTAAGCGGTTCTGTGATCACTGAAGATCTGGATGGTGCCAAAGCTATCTTTGCTGACAAGATCCGCGAAGCACGCACACCATTGCTTGCCGCGCTGGACACTGATTTTATGAAAGCGCAAGAGACTGGCGCAACTACCACACAGATTGTGGCTGACAAGCAAGCACTGCGCGATGCACCGACTGCCGGTGACAGTGCAACAACAATTGCAGAACTAAAGGCAGCTTGGCCAGCTTGTTGCGGCACAAGCCCATATGCCTAATGGACAACGATACCCAAATTGACGTTGCGACAGTAGTCACCGGCTTATCCGCGCCAATGTGGGTTGACGCCCTCGAAAGCTGGTTTGGTATGGCCGCAGCTTTTGGTGCAATGGTGCTAGTGTTTTGGCGTTTATGGCGAATGAGGCAACGTAAATGATACAGATACCTATGATCGATCTGATCCAGACGTTTATGCTGATCTGGGTGATTTATTTAGTACGGGAGTAACTATGACATCGAGGTGGCAAAATGGATCCCGTCACATTATTAGCAGCCGCCACGACCAGTTTTAATCTGCTAAAAAAAGGCATTGCAGCCGGTAAAGAGATCGAAAGTATGTCTGGCGATCTTGGCCGCTGGATGGGTGCTATCCAAAACATCAAAACATCACACGGCATAGCTAAATCACGTCGCTTCGGATCTGTTGAAGAAGAGGCATTAGAGAGTTTCGCTGCGCTTAAAAAAGCACAACAGATGGAAAATGAATTACGCAATTTCGTGATCGGGCATTATGGGATGAACGCTTGGCAACAGATCATCAGGCTACAAGGCGAAATCAGAAAACGCAAAAAAGAAGAAGAAATTGCCCGACAACAGTTTATCGATGATTTAATTATTTGGGGGTTGATTGCAGGGCTTATTGCACTGACACTTGGCGGTATTGTTTGGCTAATTATGGCGATGTAATTGTCGGTGACACTGGGCTTGATCGGAGAGCATATCGCGGCCAGTGCCATTTTGTCACTGGGGTGGCGGGTGTCTATGTGTCAACAAACATCCATTGATTTACTGGCTTTTGATGATGAGATCTTTTTACGCATTCAAGTTAAATCTGCGAACGCATATGTATCTGGTAGGCGTAAACACCCGTCTCACCATTTTCAGCTTGGTTTGGGCGGCAAAAAACGTCCTGCAACGATTGAGGATTATGACATTGTCGCTTTGGTTAAGCCCGACACAAGACGCTGCTTGTTTATGCCCGTCACATCGTTGTTACAACACAAAACCAAACGGGTGTCACCGACACGGTTTACGGCTGAAAACGAAGCTGATAGCTGGCATCACGCGGTTGATGTCATTATGGAAATGAGGCATTTGAATGGACTGGGAAAAGTATCCTAATTTTAGCAAAGACGAATTTGCGTGCAGCGAAACCGGCGAATGCAATATGTCGGCATCGTTTATGGCAAAGCTGCAAGAACTGCGTGATGTGTATGGTCAGCCAATGACCGTCACCAGCGGCTATCGCAGCCCGAAGCACAGCATCGAAGCCAGCAAGCCGACCGGCAAACTGTCAGTGCATACGCGGGGCTGTGCGGTCGATATAGCGTGCAATGGGCAACAGGCGCACGAACTGATGCGGCTGGCGTTTCAAATGGGCTTTACTGGCATCGGCGTGGCGCAAAAGGGCAGTGCAAGGTTTTTGCATTTAGACACGTTTGGCGGCGCACCGCGCCCGAATGTTTGGAGTTATTAAGATGCTTGCAGTATTAGGTAAAATTTTGGGATCTGGCGATGTCGTGAAGCAGGGTATGAAGCTGATCGATGATATGCACACAAGCACCGAAGAAGAGATTGCG